ATCCTCTACTCATGGTTTACCGATGCGTTGCTGAGCAAGAACGGAATTGTTAAAGTATGGTGGGATGAGTACAACAATGAGGAGCGAGAGGAATACACCGGCCTAACAGAGATGGAGTTCGAGGCTCTGCTATCTGAGCCCTCTGTAGAGGTTATGGAGCACACAGAGTACACCGACCCTGAGTATAAGGAGTCGGAAGAGGTGGAAACCCCGGAGTACGCGCAGGCTGTGTCCATGCTGCAAGTGGGAGAGGTTCTGCATGATGTCGTTATAAAGAGAAAAGAATACACCGGCAAAATAAAGATAGAAAACGTACCACCCTCAGAGTTTCTAATATCTCGTGAGGCCAAGAATATACAGGACGCTAGATTTGTTTGTCATCGCGTGCTTAAAACGCTATCCGAGTTGAGAGAGATGTACCCGGATGAAAACCTAGAACCCTCAGATCTTGGGGGTAGTGGCAGCGACGAGATGGTTGCTTTTTCCTCGGAGCGCCTCGAGCGTTATGCTGTTGATCAGTCCGCCCAATACTGGGAAGGCTGGGGCGGTGGTGACGATTTCGCTGACGAAAGCCTGCGTACATATTGGTTGCACGAGTCATTTCTTAGAACAGATTACAACGGCGACGGCATTGCGGAACTGAGAAAACTTTGCACCGTTGGAGACAAGGTGCTGGCAAACGAAGAGATAGACTCTATCCCGTTTGTTTCTATAACCCCAATTAAAATACCGCACAAGTTCTTTGGGTTGTCTATAGCCGATCTGGTTATGGATCTTCAACTCATGCGTAGCACTCTGATGCGCAATCTGATGGACAACATGTACAACCAGAACTTTGGTCGTTATGCTGTGCTGGAGGGTCAAGCAAACCTGGACGATTTGCTCACCCAGCGCCCGGGCGGCATAGTGCGTGTGAAAACCCCCAATGCTGTCACCCCCCTGGCTACCCCCGCGCTAGAGCCCTACACGTTCCAGATGCTGGAGTATCTTGATGGGGTGAGAGAATCTAGGGCTGGCGTGTCACGTATGTCTCAGGGTATGAACGAGAACGCCCTAACAAGCCATACCACAGCCACAGCGGTTAACGCTGTTATGGGGGCTGCACAGAGCCGGGTAGAACTGATAGCCAGAAACTTTGCAGAAACTGGCGTTAAAGATCTGATGACTACCATCTATGAGCTGTTGCACAAAAACCAAGACAAGAAAAGAGTTGTTATGTTGCGTAATGAGTGGGTGCCTGTGCGTCCAGACGTATGGCGTGACAAGTACGATTGCACTGTGTCTGTAGCCCTTGGTAGTGGTAGCAAAGACCAACAGATGATGCACCTCAGTCAGATGCTGCAGTTTGCCGGTGAATCGATGAAAGGTGGCCTGCCTATTGTTAATGAGCAGAACATATACAACCTGTCTGCGGCTCTTGTTAGGACTATGGGGTTCCAGAATGTGGATGATTTCTTGACCAACCCCGCTGACCAGCCCCCTCCCCAACCGGGCGCCGATCAAGATCCACAGGCTATGGCCGAGCAGCAGATGCGTCAAATGGAGATGCAGATAAAGCAAAAGGAGCTTGAGATAAAGGCGGCAGATGTTCAGGTAAAAATGCAGAAGATTCAGCAAGAGGCGCAAAAGGACGCGGTTGACGCTCAGTTAAAAATGTCAGAGTTAGAACTTGAGCGCGAACAAGGTAGAGCAGTAGCAATAGGAGCGACATGAACGAGGAATTCAGGGAGGAGCGTGCCAAACGCATATTAGAAGACCCTCTGTTTATAGAGGCGTTTGACGCGGTAAAGAAAGATCTAATGAACAGTTGGAGTTCCAGCGGTTCGACAGAGTTAGAAGCCAGAGAGTCTATCTGGTTAGCGATAAGATTGCTTGACAAAATTCATGGCCATCTACAGTCCATAATTGAAACGGGACACATGGCCAAGATGATGGAAAAGCAACACCCATTCATTTAAGAGGATTATATTATGGCGGATACGCAGCAGCAAGCCCCGCATCCGGCAGTAATGCCGAGCACCGCGTTAGGTGGAAGTGTCACCGAAGCGCAAGAGGCAATACTTGGACTTCTGGCCCCTGAGGAGGAACAGCCAGAAAAAGAGGAAGCCCAACCTACTGATGTTGAAGAGTCTCAACCCACAGAGGAAGACGAATCATTTGAAGAGGAGCAGTCCGAGGAGTCTGATGACAACGAGGAAAGCGCAGAGTCTGATGAGATGGAGGAGTCCGATGAGGACGATGATTCTGAAGAGCCCGAGGAGATAACCCTATACACTGTAAAAGTAAACGGGGAAGATGCGGAGGTTACTGAGGAAGAACTAATCAAAGGGTATTCCAGACACTCAGACTATACCAAGAAAACGCAAGAGTTAGCGGAGGAGCGAAGAAATATTGAGGCCGCACAGTCTCAGTATCAATCTCAACTAGCCTCCATGCAGCAGGAGCGTCAGCAGTATGTTCAGGCAGTAAGCCAAACAATTCAAAACTCGATGGCTGGTTTGCAACAGTATAGCGATATAGATTGGCCTGCTCTAAAAGAGCAAGACCCGATCGAATACATTACCAAGCGCGATGAGTATCGAGAGATACAGGAAAACGTGCGCGCTAACCAGCACAAGGTCCAGGTAGAACAGCAGAAATTCGCTCACGAACAAAAGCAGGAGCGAGATCATATGTTGCGTGAAGAGCATGGGAAGTTACTCGAAAAGATGCCAGAGTGGGGAGAGCCCACAGAGCAGAAACGATTAGCCAAAGAGCTTAGAAATTACGCAACCGCCCAAGGCTTCTTAGATGAAGAAGTCAACAGCTTGATTGACCATAGATCTCTAGTCGTTCTTTCTAAAGCGTTGAAATATGATGCTTTACAGAAAGCCGACGTAAAGTCTAAAAAGGTTAAAAACAAGCCACGGGTTGTTCGAGCTGGAAAAGGATCGGGTAAGAGCGCGGATACCAAGTCTAAACGTACAGCACAAATGAAGCGTCTTCGGGGGTCTGGCCGCATAGATGATGCGTCTGCACTCCTGGAGGATTTTATAGACATTTAACTAAGGAGGAAATGCTATGGCAGTTCCCGCAAATACTAGGTCAACTTATGGTGCTATAGGCATCAGGGAAGACCTAAGCAATATTATATATAATATTAGTCCAATGGATACACCGTTTCTTAACGGTTGTGGACGAGGATCGTGCGACAACACGAACTTTGAATGGCAGACAGATGAATTAGCAACTCCGACTGCTAACAGACAGTTAGAAGGTGATGATTATGCCTCTACTGCTGCGACAGAGCCTCGCCGACTTTCCAACTACACCCAAATCTCCGCAACGCAGGTTCAGAGTTCAGGAACCTCCGAGGCAGTAGATTTTGCTGGTCGTAAATCAACTCAGGCTTATCAACTCGCCAAACGCGCTAAAGAAATGAAGCGTGACATGGAGCAGATGTTGCTCGATGGTACAGCCAAGGCTGTTGGTGCGGCTGGTGTTGCCAGAGAGTCTGCGTCTTTCGCTACTTGGGTTGGTACTAATGCCATTCTTACTACACCTATCGTAGCGGCGTCTACTGGTCTTGGTCTTGTTAATAGCGGTGCTACAACTTACCCTGATGGCACGACAAGTTCCTTGGGTGGTGGTGCTAATACGGCTACCTCACTATCTTTGATAAACGAAGTAGTGGGTCGCATCTGGGACTTGGGTGGAACACCTGATACCATTTTGTGTAGGAGTGATGTAAAGCAAACCATTAGTTCCGCCGCTGTTGGTGGTTCTGTTGTTGCCGATCCGATAAGTAACAATTCGGGTAGTAAAGCCGTAACTGCTGTAAATGCAGTTGATGTTCTGGTAACAGACTTTGGCACGTTTAAGGTTGTACCTGATCGCTTTCTACCTGCTGGTAACTGCGATTTCATAGACTTTGATCTGTGGTCTGTCGATTATTTACGTCCCTTCCGTACAGAAACTCTTGCCAAATCTGGTGATAGTGTAAAGCAGTTGTTAATTGCTGAGTACGGTCTACGGGCTAAGAATGGTCTTGGCAGTGGTATGCTGAAAAGCGCAATTTAATTTGCTTTGGTTTAGCCCCCCGAGGGGGGCTTTACCTCAACGGAGGAATAAGATGGCAAATATAGGACAACCGCCCAGCAAGGGTAGTGCAACGGCTATTGGCCCTGATATGAATCCCCCACCTTATTCAGAAGGTGAGCCTAAACTTAAAAAGTATGGGCCGGGAAAGGATGGGGCTTTAGGCTCTACTGAACACAATGGAAGCATAGATAACGTCATAAGTACGCAAGTTTCCAAGGTGGGTAAAGTATATGGCTGGTGAAAAAAGTAAGGCTGCGAAACAGAGTTCTGTTAAGAAGTCAAAGACTACAAAGCACCCAACCAAAGAAGAAAGTCTTTC